TAGAAATTCTTTGTTGTTCACATAATGAATTGATTTCTTTTTAGCCATTAGTGCACCGTAATACTTGTATTTGAAAATCTTTCGTATAGAGCCATTGTTGTTTCCTCGTCAATAAATTCTTCTTCAATATCAATTTGTTCGGATTCTTCTCCCTGAAGAGCAGCGAGAGCCTCGACTGCTTCAAGATAATAGTCTGCAATCTCATCATTCGGTTCAGCGTATACCATAACATGTTTTATCTTGAGTGCGATGTCGGACTGATCTATGAATGGGATCCACTTAGCAACTCTTACAGCTGCACCGCGTCTTCCATTCTGCAAAAAGAGTTGCAATGGTTTGTGCAGCTGTACGTATTCATCATCAGCTGCATCGACGAATGAAACGATGTGTTCACCCGTAACTAGCTTGAAATATAGAATGTTGCCGTCCATGATTCTTTCCTCTATAAGTTGATGTTATAGATCTTATAATCAAACTCTTCTTCACTATATATCTTAATACGCTCCGAAAAATGTTTCAATGTATAGTTTACCGAACTCTTGTTTCTGAGATCATCTGCTATGTCGTAGAGAGTTGCCTTATCTTTCGACTCGCCTTTTCGCAGACCGCGGCCAATAGACTGCAGATTACGTATACGAGACTTAGTGGGACTAGCAAAAATAATATTATGAAGATTGCGAATATTAATGCCAGTACTAAATGTACCGTAGCTAGCAATGATGATCGCGTTTTCTTCTTCCTCGGTAATAGCCCTGATCTGCTCCCTGGTCTCTGCATTCGTTCCACCATATACAAAGAACACCTTTCTGTCACTCGTAGTAACTTTATTGATTTCATCATATAATATTCTTCCATGTTTGTCAACATATTGGAACAACAAAAGTGTGTTACCCGTTAACGATACTGCTAAGCTCTTTATAAATTTATTTCTTCTCGTATTTCCAACTATGAAGTCGATCTCATCCTGATACTTCATCTTTGATACTTGCTTTCTCTCACTCTCTTTGTACTTGAGAACAAGAGCCTTTATCTTAAAGTTTGCAAGAACGTTTTGGTCTATCAATTCACGAGTCTTGACGAACTGTTTTGATCTTCCGAATAATCCCTCGAGTACTAACTTATGTGTCTGTGTTCCATCGAGTGTTCCTGTAAATCCAAACCTATACCTACAGTCGATAAGCTTCGTCATTATTGACGTCAGTGACTTCGCTTTGAAGAGATGACACTCATCACCTATCACAACATCATACTGAGAAAAGTAATCCTTGCGCATCTTGTATAGAGACTGCCAGGTTGATACAACTATTCTACAATCCGTATTCTTCTCCTGTCCACTCATAATCATATGGATGTCGTTCTCATCCGATCCATACTCAACGAAATCGGATCTCATCTGATGAACCAACGAGGTAGTCGGTACTATGATAAGAGTCTTACAGTCACCGTACCACTGAGTCAGGAGCCATATAATGAACGACTTGCCTGAAGCAGTTGGAGAAACAAGTAGACCCCTATTATTTCGTACGAGATGAACGAAACTGTCCAACTGATAATCACGAGGCTCGAACGAAGTTTCGAGAGAAGTAATGAATTGAGAAGCATCGGCTCGTGCAAGATTCTGTAGTGTATCGATATTGTCCTGTATATCTATATCGTATTCACGTTCCTCGGCAAATACCTGCACATATGGTAGAAGACCGAGATACAATTCCTTCGTTCTTGGATTATATAAACGCATCTTTCCATCCCACATACGATTGCGGTACGCAGGCATGAACTTAGCACCGGGTACTGTAAACGTGAAGTAGTCAGAGAGCTCCTGTCTTATAACAGGCTCTGCATCGATCTTCATATATACTTCGTTTTCCTTCGATACAATCAAGGTATTCGCCTTAACGTCATTATTGCCCAGAAGTAAATCGGAGGAAATCCAGGCTGTTTTTGATGACATAGCCCCTCGTGTTTATTGCTTTTATTATTTCTTCGAGGATATCAACCAATTCCTGCTGATACGCAATCTTCGTATTCAACTGGACCATTTCAGAATCACTGTCTACATAATGAGATACTTCCTGCTTGAGTCTTTTGAACTCGTAGGGTTCGCGACCCAACTCAGCAAGATCCTCAGGATTATTTAGATCGCCTCTGTAGTAATCAGTAAGGCGAGTACTCAGTTGCTTGTGCTTCATCTTAAGAGCACGAAGCTTCAATCTCTCATCAGAGAAATGCTTTAAGTATTTACCATGTAAGAGAGGGATGTTTAGGCTTTCTCTCGATAGCTCGGTTTCATCTATCTTAACATCCTCTTGCCACATACCAATAATATTTTCAATCTTCATTCATTAAAGCTCTTTGCATTGCTATCATTGTCTTTGTATCTAGACACCGTACAGTCGCACTTTTTATATTAGGATAGGATCTTTTCAATCCCGCCTTCAGACCTTTGCTATTTTCTTGATAGAAAGAATCGCATTCTACATAACTATCAAATGACAATTGCTCATGATACTTGATGTCCTGATCACCGGATGCAAATGTAACGAGTGCAACTATAAACCACTTCATAACCTATATCCCAAAGCTTTCACCACAACCGCAGCTTGATGTTGACATCGGATTCTTTACCGATAGGAATGATCCACCCAATTCATTCACATAATCAACCGTACTACCTAATATATATAACTCCGCAACTGGATCGACCACAAGTACGTCATCGATCGGATCGCTCCATTTTACATCAGGCCAATTGCTCTTGAGATCCCATACGTATTGAAAACCAGAACAACCACCACCCTTTACGCCGAGAGTGACATAGTCATTACCGCGTACTGAATTAAGATATTCCTTGGCTGACTCAGTAATAGTAACCATAGATACTCCTATTTAAAGCAGCTGTCAAAGCTATTATACCAATTTATTTGAAAATGTCAACAAGTTACAACTTTTCTATTGAGAACTTTCTGTAACGAAACACGACTTCAGCTTCTAAGTACTCTATATCAGTTTGCGTAACATCAAACTGTAGAGGTGTAAGAGATAGTGGAAACATATCTTCAAAAGCAACTCGTATATGCGGATTGCTATTCGATGTAAGTATCAGAATGGAACCATCAGATAGCTTTTCTTTTACATCATTGAACTGAGCGAGTTTTTCTGGATGTCCGATTGACACTAACCAGTTATGAATCTCGAGATAGTTGTTCATATCTTCATCAACTCTGAATCGCAGGTTGAATGGCTCGTATGTAATCCTATCACCGAATCGTGGCAGCGCACCCACTGGGTTTGCTTGAAGAATTTCGTTCATAGAAATAGATGGCAAAGCTGCAGCCTGACAGAAGTACTCAAGGTTGGGAGCACGATTCATAATAAATCTGAAACCGAGTGGCGACAAAAAGTTAATGTTATCAGTAACTGTTGCCGATGTATCTTCTACGAACGTATTAGTAATTACTGCCATGTCTTAATCTCTTTTATGATCTCAGCCGCTCTGTAATCGCCTGGTTTTTCTGAATAAGCAACTTGTACATCCTTTATGACTGCATCGATATTGTGATGCCAAAAGTGTAAGAACTTATGCACCCTCGGTAATTCAGGTGTAACGTCCTTAGTCTGCCAAATAAACTGTTGAACGATATCAGTATAGTCTGGCATGTAATATGTAATGTCGAGTGTAACTAAGTTTTTACGTATCCACATAACCTACTATTTATATAAACAAAACACACAAAAAAAGAGAGGGACCGAAGTCCCTCTCAAGTTTTTTAACAATCTTTCTTGTTATATGCCGGGGCGGCTTATTACATGAGATTGCTGACCGTAACGATGCGGTAGTAGATATTCTTCTTCTGCGAAGAAATCGCGCCGTCAGCGGCTGTTGTGGCGAACGGATTGGCGACCATGCCGTAGCGAGTCTTAAATCCGATTTTCGGCTGGAACGTATTCTCACCGACCGCACGAACCATCTGTAGAGGAACGTATGGGCAGTAGAACAATCCGGCGTCAAACGCGGAAGCTCCTTTGTAACCAACCGTAACGTACTGATCTCCACCAGCAGAGGCGAAGTACGGATCAACGTAAACCTTAGTCCGACCGTTGAGAACACCAGCAAACGTGTTGCCTGTATCATCAACATTGAGGTTGGCGCTAAGAGCAGGTGTGTAATCGAGAACACCGGCCATCTGAAGAGCGGATGCAACATCCGAACCGCAGATCATTACGTTACCTTTGCCGCGGCGAGTGGACTTGGCAATCTGATTGGCTTCACGCTCAATCTGGAAGACCAGACCCTTGAACCGCTCAACGCTCCAGCGACCGTTAGCATCGACGTCGAGGTCGAAAGTACCGGCTGTTGTCGTGTTGTCCTGGGCACCAGCTGTAGCCGTGTAGTTGATCGTACGAACAACTTCCCGGTTAATTTCAGCAAGAATCTCAGCAGACAGGATGTTGCTAAGTTCTGTTTCAGCGTCGAGACCGTGGATGGCTTTAAGATCTTGAGCCAGTTCCATCGTGTACTCGGCTTTCAACGCCCGAGAAACTGCCGTGACGGCGACTTTCTCGATGCTGAATGCCATTTCCGAAATCTCGTTCGTCGTGGCATCGCCGAACGCTTCAACTGTAGCTGTAGAAGCACCAGTGGCAACGGTATATCCAGAACCAGAAGCACGATCCGTTGGATCGGAACCGGTCTGAACAGAGGCGAATCCGGAGGTGTCTAAAACATTCTTGATGTTAGCACCACCAACGGCGTTGTTCGAAGAAGCAGAGTAAGTAGTCGTTGCTTCGTTGTACAGCGCTTCGTCGCCGGACTGACTGGCGAAACGTGGACGCATCGCGAAGATGAGACCCGTAGGACCAGACATTGGTTGGACACCGCAAATATCGTATGCGATGAGGTTTGGCATAGAACGACGAACCAGGCTGATCAGCACTGGGTCGAAGATATCAACAGCACCCGCCGCAGCCGTGGAGCTCGAAGCACCCATAGCGTTGGTTGGCGCCGCTTCGCCGAGTAGAGTAGGCATTGCATAACCACCCGAACCCATAGCGGATTCACGTGAAGCCTTCTCCTGGTTTTCTAGAAGAGTTGCTGTGACGGCACGACGATGAGGATCCTTAATCTCTCCGAGGTCGGGATGCTCAATGACTGGCTGCCACTTCTTCTGTAGTTCTTCAGATAGGAACATCTTTTGTTTCTCCTTACTGTAAAATTTCAGCCTTCATATTATTTATAAAATCATTATTTTCTAGCAGACTGTGAAATGGCAGCCATGTAGGCTCCCATGGCACCGGCCGGACCATCCTTCTCCTCTTCTTCAAGAGAGATCGGACCATCTTCATCATCGACGATAACCGCGGGGGTTTCTTCATCAATATCAAAATACTGTGACTTCAACATTCCAACCTTCTTTTGGAAGTCTTCGGTTGAAGCAAAGTCAATGCCTTCCGCAAGACTACGAAGTTTCTCGACCTGTGTATCGGTAAGATCCTCAGTTGCTTCCGCAAAGGTTTGATCCTTCTCGAACTTTTTCACTTTGTTCAAGAGGTCAACGCTCTTATCAGTTTGTTCGGTAAGCTTACTCTCAAGCTCATCGACTTTAGCGATAAGTTCTTCCACGACATCGACTTTCTCTTCCGGAATGTCAACATAGTGCTCTTCGAATAGACCTTTAAGTCCACTGAGGAAGTCTTCGACCATATCGGCACGAACACCCTTCTCAATTGCGAGCTTATTCTCATCGGTCCATTCCTGAACAACATAGTCCAGATATGAGTCGACTTTCTCGGTCAGTTCATCGATTGTTTCGGTACGTGCAGCTTCGACATCAGATTCTGCTTCAACAGCAAACTTCTCGATCTGCTCGTTAACTTTTGATACTACAGCTGCTTCGAAAATAGTAGCAACCTTTTCCTTGAACTCTTCGTCAAGATCGCTTCCGTTCAGCATTGCATCAACATCATCTTGGATATTGATATCAGCTGCTGTAATTGTAGCTAGTTCCCTAGGAGCCTCGGCTTCATCGATAACTTCGTCATCGGCCTCAACTTCCTCGCCATGCATCTTCTTATACATCGCTTGTAGGTCAGCTTTTTTCTTGCCATTCATATCTTTCATCATGGCATTAATTAAAGCCATCTTGGTCTTAGGCATTGGATCGCCTTTACCTTTTGGCTTCTCATCCGTCTTTACGGCGTCTGAATCTGGAATTTCGGACTGCTGATCGTCGGACTTGAACTCTAAAAGATCTTCATCTTCTGAAATCTCTTCAGGAGTTTCAAGAACCTCTTCAGCGTCCTCCATTACTTCTAGGTCTTGTTCGGACATCTGTTTAATCTCCTTATTGAATAAGTCAATTTCCATTTATTTATAATATCGCCATCTTTTAGAGTTGCTTCAAGAACTTCGCAAAGGCTGCAACCTTTGCTTCCTGAAGCTCTGTTCTTGATGCTTTTTTGATCTCTTCCTGAGTTTTCTCAATATACTGAGGAACCCAGCGATCGTCGACTTGCAGCCATTCAACTCCTTCCATGACACCTTCAACAAATGCATCGGGTGCGGAAGGATCAGCTACGATATCAGCAGCAGTTGCCAACTGAAAATCGGATGAAACAATATTCGTTCCATCTCTATCCTGTTTGAGAGTACCCATACCTCTCGATGAAACACCGAGCTTAGCACCTTCGTCCATAAGATTCTTTACGATCTTACCCATCGGCGTTTCAGTCATGATCTTTGCTCTACCCATGATGTTGTTTCCATCCTGGTGCAATTCTTTAATCATATGTGATACACGCTCAAGATTGATAGTAGGACCCTGCGGGTGGCCGAGTTCACCGTATGCACGGTTCTGCTCGACATACTCTTTATTGTAACGCTTTACTTCTTTCAGAAGTGTATTGATGGGATACTTACGACCGTTACGGTTCTTAATTTCTCCCTGCATAAAAACGCCTTCGATGAAGTAGTTCTTACCACCGTCTTCCTTGGCTTCGGTAATGAACTGAACATCGGATTCGATCATTTCGGTGATAAGTTTCATGGCATGTTCCTATTTCTTTTTATTATTTATAACCCTGCAACACTTTTAGTCCCATCTTTCGACCAGAACTATCGTGCTCGACCATGATCATAAAATCTTTTGTTATTGGATCAAAAGATCCTTCATCCGACACCATCGAGTAACCGGATGGCAGAGCACCGAGGAGAGCTTCTATATCTCCAGCCCTATCAGTATCTGATGAAGTCCATGAATCCATTTCTGATGCATTCGTTGCTTCACTGTTTCTAATTGCATTCTTGATTTCTGTTAAGTTTGCCATTTTCTCTATACCTGGAATCTAGATGGTGCGTTATTGTAAAGAATTGCTGCTTCAGCTGCACTTACTGCCTTATTATAAACTGCGCAATAACCGACGCCGTCATTTTGTCCCATTGGGAATCTTGGGTTGCTCAAGTTAGCATCGAGCAAGCTACAGAGCCAGTGCCAATTGTGGGTTGAGTTTCCGGTTGACGGAGAACTATAAGTCAGAGTAAAAGCACTATCTAGAGTAGCGTCATTGTTGTAAAAGAAACTGCCGTTGGTTACACCTTCATCTATAGATATAACGAGGTGGTTCCTTCCGGAGGCGATCGATGAAGTACTAGTTTGACCAGCGGAAAAATCCCCAGGAGTTCCTCTATGAATTAAAAACTGTATTCTTCCGTCGTTATAAGTCTGAAGACTGACACCCGTATCGTTACTATCTTCTGCTGTAGAGATGACATACCCTCCCTGGCTAGAAGGTTTATGAATACCTAACTCTATGGTAAACTGAGCACCATCTTTATGACAGGAGTGTGTAAATGCAGTGGTAGTCTTAAACCCTTCCATCGTAATGAAGTCGGTCGATGAGTTGGTCGCTTGTGAATAGTATATTTGTGTACCGCCATTATTCACAAATGTAGGATCACGAGAATCAGAACCCGTTCCGAGACCTTGGACAGCATCATATGTTGTCTGTGATGAGCCATCTGCTGGAGATGTTTCCTGGTTCGCAATCGTTTGAGAAGTTGTAGATATTGATGCATCCCATGTAAACAC